GATTTAAAAGTAGCAATCGAGAAAGTAATTGAAAAGAACAAAGACGCTGAAAAGAAAGACGTTCGTAAAGCAATTAAAGCAGACGACGATGTTCAAGCAGCCTTAGGACCAGACGACGATCTATTCGATAATCAACTCAACAAATTTATCGATCTAGTAAGAGGCGAAAGAGAAGTAGGTCAACGCGGACGTAAAGCAGACCCAAACAAACCAGAAAAAGAGAAAAAAGAAGGTGGAATGCGTGGTCGCCCTAAATCAGCTACCCCAGCTATTAAGAAGAAAGAAGAAAAAATGAAAACTTTCTCAATGGGTGATAAAAAATATTATGCTGGTAGCGAAGACGAAGAAGGACCTTCAGATCTAGAACTACGTAAATTAGCTAAATCAGGTGGTAAAGTTGAAAAAGGTAAAGCCGCTCAACTTCGCGCTCAAGAAAAAGCTAAAATGGTTAAAGCATTCTTAAAAGACATGAGAGATGCTGGTATCGTAGATAACGCAAACCGTGTTTTAGATAAAGACAAGTATACTGATGCTTGGTCAAAAGCTAAAATTGAGATCGAAGACAAGGTATCAAAACTTAGCTAATGCTTAAGTGGTTTAAATCGAATCCCCAAACGGCAGTTATTTTATTGTTAGTAGGGGTTCTTATTTTTCAATACTTATTTTTAAGTAATTCGTATAAAAAAGAATATTATAGATTACTTAAGGAGCAAGAAAAAAAATACGAGCAACAAATAGAAAAGTTATACGATACAAACGATTCTATTTTAGACTTAAATAAAGCAATTGAAAAACAAATTGCAGAAATAGATAAACAAATAGCTAAAAAAGACGCTGAACTAGCTAAATTAAAGAAACAAAATGCACAAAACACTGCTAAGCTTAACGCTATGTCTGACACTGAGCTTTCCAGCACTTTCACAGAACTCTTCAACTAATTTAATTTCAGTACCACGCTCTACAGTTGTAAACGCTATTACAAAATACAACAACTGTAAACTTGAACTTCAATATAGTCAAGAAAAATTATTTGCTACTGAAACTAAAATAAAATTACAATCTGAGCAAATAGATAATCTAAATCATCTTATCGCTAATAAAGACATTGAAATAACTACTTTAGGTGAGGTTATTGAACTAAAAGAAAGTGAAATAAAAGCTTTAAAGCAAGCTAAAAGAGTAAAGTTTTGGAATGGTGCACTGATTGGATTTGGTAGCGGTATAGTTGCTATGTTCACAGTAATCCAGTTATAATATTATGAGTGATCCGGATTTAAGGAAAATAATTCAACAAGAATATGTTAAGTGTGCCCAAGACCCAGCACACTTTATGCGTAAATATTGTTACATTCAACACCCCCAACGTGGCCGTGTTATCTTTAATTTATACCCTTTCCAAGGTAAGATACTTAATCTGTGGAAAGATAATCCATACTCCATCATACTTAAATCCCGCCAACTAGGTATCTCAACTCTAGCAGCAGGATATTCACTTTGGTGGATGATATTCCACAAAGACAAAAACGTACTTTGTTTAGCTACAAAGCAAGAAACAGCTAAAAACATGGTAACCAAGGTAAAATTCATGTACGAGAATTTACCTTCATGGCTCAAAGTACCAGCAGAAGAAAATAACAAATTAACGTTACGACTGAATAACGGTTCTCAAATCAAAGCAGTATCAGCAGCGGGCGACGCTGGTCGATCAGAAGCAGTATCTTTGCTGATAGTGGATGAGGCCGCATTCATTGAAAACATTGGAGAAATATGGGCATCAGCACAACAAACACTAGCAACGGGTGGTGGAGCAATAGTACTCTCAACCCCTTATGGAACTGGAAACTGGTTTCACCAGACATGGGTGAGAGCGGAAGCACAGGAGAACGACTTTTTACCTATCAAGTTACCTTGGTACGTACACCCGGAGAGGGACGAAGCGTGGAGAAAGAGACAAGATGAACTTCTAGGTAATCCTAGAATGGCAGCACAAGAATGTGACTGTGACTTTAGTACCTCAGGTGAAACAGTATTTTACCCTGAATGGATTGAATTTATAACTCAAACAACTATTAAAGCACCGGTTGAAAGACGCGGAGCAGATAAAAACCTATGGGTGTGGGAACCTGCTTCTTATACGCGAGATTACATGGTAGTAGCTGACGTAGCTAGAGGCGATGGTAGAGACTTTTCGGCATGTCACGTAATGGATATCGAAACCAATACACAAGTTGCTGAATATAAAGGACAATTATCACCAAAAGAATTTGGACATTTTCTTGTAGGTTTAGCCTCCGAATACAATAATGCTTTACTAGTAGTAGAAAACGCATCAGTAGGTTGGGCAACTATAGAAACTATCATAGAACGCGGATATCAGAACTTCTATCAGTCACCTAAGAGTGACTTAGTAACAGCTGATTCGTATTTTAACCGATATGAATTTGGTAATAATTTAACTCCTGGTTTTACAATGTCCTTAAAAACCAGACCTTTAGTAGTAAACAAATTTAGAGAATATGTTGGAGATCGTTCTGTAACAATTCAATCAAAACGTTTGCTAGAAGAAATGAAAGTATTCATTTGGAAAAACGGACGTCCAGAAGCACAAGGAGGATACAATGATGACTTAGTAATGTCATTTGGTATTGGAATGTTTTTAAGAGATACCTCACTTAAATTTCAACAACAAGGTTTAGACATGACTCGTGCTGCCCTAGGTAGTATGACAAAAACTCAAGGAGGAGTATACACAGGCAATGCTGTTCAAAACCCATACACACAAAAAATAGGAAACCAACAAGAAGACCTCCGTTGGCTTCTTTGATATTTATAATAATAAAGTAAAAAATGGCTGATACTAGTTTATTTTCAAGATTAAGAAGACTTTTTTCAACTGATGTAGTTATCAGAAATGAAGGAGGCAGTCAACTCAAAGTAGTTGACACAGACCATATTCAAACTAGTGGTGAGTTCCAAACAAACTCTTTAGTAGACAGATTTGGAAAAATCTACACTAACCCAGCTGCTACATCTCTTTTAGGTCAGCAGTTTAATTTACAGTATCAGTATCTTAGAACTTACTTATATAGTGACTACGATACAATGGATACTGATGCAATTGTAGCTTCTGCACTTGATATTATATCTGATGAATGTACATTAAAGAATGATATGGGTGAAGTACTCCAAATCAGAAGTAGCGATGATGACATCCAGAAAATTCTTTATAACTTATTCTATGATGTACTTAACATTGAATTCAATCTTTGGTCTTGGACTCGTCAAATGTGTAAGTATGGTGATTTCTTTTTAAAACTAGAAATTGCAGAAAAGTACGGAGTTTATAATGTAATTCCTTATACAGCATATCATATTCAAAGACGTGAGAATTTTGATATGCAAAACCCAGCTAAGGTTCAATTCCTTTATTCCCCAGATGGTTACTACACTGGTGGTTCAGGTTATTATTCAACTCCAAACACTAAACCTACTGATAATCAAATTGTATTTGATAATTACGAGATAGCTCACTTCCGTTTATTAACTGATGTGAACTATCTTCCATATGGTCGTTCTTATCTAGAACCAGCACGCCGTCTATTCAAGCAATATGTGTTGATGGAAGACGCGATGCTTATCCACAGAATTGCTCGCGCCCCAGAAAAACGTATTTTCTACATTAACGTAGGTAATATTCCACCTCAAGAAGTTGAAGCATTTATGCAAAAAACTATTACCACAATGAAGAAAACTCCATTGATGGATGAAAAAACAGGTGAATATAACTTAAAGTATAATATGCAAAACTTACTTGAAGATTTCTATATCCCAGTAAGAGGTAATGATACCGCAACTAAAATTGATACTACAAAAGGTCTAGAATATAATGGTATTGAAGACGTTGCTTACCTAAGAGATAAATTATTTGCTGCTCTTAAGGTACCTAAAGCATTTATGGGCTACGAAAAAGACTTAACTGGTAAAGCTACTTTAGCAGCTGAAGATATTCGTTTTGCTCGTACAATTGATCGCATTCAAAGAATTTTATTATCTGAATTATACAAGATTGCTTTAGTACACCTTTATACTCAAGGGTATGATGGTGAGCAATTAACAAATTTTGAACTAACTTTAACTACTCCTTCAATTATTGCAGAACAAGAAAAAATTGCATTATTAAAAGAAAAAGTAACTCTAGCTAAAGATATGCTAGACACCAAGATTATCCCTTCAGATTGGATTTACGATAACGTATTCCAATTCAGTCAGGATCAGTACGATGAATATAGAGATCTGATCATTCAAGATCAAAAACGTGCTTTCCGTAATACACAAATTGCTGAAGAAGGCA